CATTGATCAGTGTTGCGACCCCGGAGATAGCCTTTGACCCGATGCGGGCACGAATGTCCGTCCCGTACCATGGGTGATACGGGTTGGAACCGCGGTCTGTTAGAAGGATTTTCAGAGCCGCCTGATTGAGGAGGTCTTCGTTCTCCACCATCAGACTCTGACCACTAGCATCTACCCGCATGTCATTCTCAGTGCCGGAACCCCCACATCGGGGGCATCGACTTGGGGCAGTGGAGTACGTGACCTTGAACAGGGGATTCCCCTGGATGGGCTCCGTGAACACGGGGTACTTCTGACTGTACTGATCCAGTTCCGGGGTGTTCAGTACCCAAGACGGGTATAGCTTCGTCCCCTGCGTCCTTCGCTGATACCCGTTTACCCCCGCTTGTCCGAAACCCAATAGTGCAGCAGCCGAACCGCTCACCTTAACAAATGAGTCTGGACCCACTGACCCCGGGTCAGCCAAAGTCAGATGCCCCTTGTAGGAGTCGACGTAAGCGACAGTGAAGTTGTCCCTGCGAAACATTCGGACAACATCTTCTGCCGTGTACCGGGTGAGCCTTTGGAGGCCGAAATCATAGGTCTGCTGACCTTGGGAGGTTTGAACGGTGAACTGGTCCTCTCCTGGGATCAGATCAAAGGGACCAGAGGTACTGCTTGCCAGCACCGCGGCGGAAGAGAAACCGCTCTGGGGGATGAAAAACTCATCGTTCACCAGAATGCGAACGGAAGAGGTTGAGGCTACGGGCTGACGAGTCACCAAAGAGCGACGATCATCCGCCAGTGTGACCACTTCCTCTACCGTCAAGTGAGGGCAGTTCCAGGCCAAACGAAAGTCACGGGACATCGTAAACCTCCACCCTCATGTGGGTGAGGTATAAGGAAGACACCGGAGGAATTACCCCAACATGTCTCGACCAACCTCGGAGGCCGCATCCGGGAAAGTAAACTGTAGGAGGGCAGTCTCAGCGTTTGGTGCCTCGGAGACAAGCCCCCCAGAGCCATCCATTTGATACAGGATCTGATTCATCTCCTGAACCAAATTCTGAACCTGCATGTCACGGTTGAATCTGCTTTCCTCAAACGCGGGTAGTCCGATCAGGGCGCCCCCGAAAGCTTGAACCAGAACATCGTCCCGCTCTTGCACCAGTTGTTCTCGGAGATCGCACTGCTTTAGGATCCGCCACTCCAAATCCTGAAGTCTCTCCTTGAGGTCCTGGTTTGCCCATGCCCTCATCTGGTGCAGTGTCTTTGCTACTGTGCCGTGATCATAAGCTCCAGGGTCGATACGACCACCTTGACGCGCCGGATAGTAGGAGTCGGAACGAAGATAGCCTCCTGGATGTCCCTCGTACCCCGAGTAGTCATCCGAGGGAAGCGGGTCAACAGGGGATGCTGACATGGGGGCAACCACGCCGCCATGCGGGTATTCCTCCTCGATTTTGTCTCTCGTCTCTGTCCCCTTCTGGATGACCCGATTGGTTTCGGGATACATGAAGGGAGAGATCGCAAGGGGATCCCCACCAGCCGCAACATACGCCCGCAGGAGGCGTCCCAACGTAGAACCCTGGGTCACCGATAGTCCTACGCGTTGTTCCGTCCTACGCACGTTTCCGTCGCGTTCCTCTTGTGCATACTCGACGCGGATCACTCCGATGCGATCGATCTCCGCATTCAGCACCTCGATCCGCCGAGCCACATCCCGGCGATTCCGCAACAGCCATCCGGAGTACGCCCGGAAGTACCCGACTGGCCAAACGCCTAGCTTAGAGAACGTTGCCATGGGAACTCCTTAGAGAACATCTGGGATCGGATCAGACGGTGGAATCTCAGGGATCCCGTCGATTCCATCCACCGTGGCTGGATCTGGTGCCATGAACGTGTTCGGTTTCGGGTCCTCATCCACATACTTCATGATAGCCAGAATCAAGTCCAAGAACAGGAAACTCGGGAGCAGAGGAATCAGCATCGCGACCCCTCCCCCGTAAGCAAGAGGAGAGTCCGCGGGTTTGTTGTCGGCGGAGACCAGATCCGCGAGAACTCCGCCGGTACCCTGAGACAGCATCAAAATGGCAGAACACTTGGGGATCTGGAAAGCAAACCCCAAAATGGATTGCAGCACCGAGTTGATTCGGCGGATGAGTTGCTGCACCTCCACGATACGCGCTTCCATGAACTCAATATACTTTCGGATTGTGTCTACAATAGATTCCATGGAACTCTGGAGAGACTCGGCCCAGTTGGCAACCATCGCCAACGTGTCCTCCAAACCAGGGAACGAATCGAACCACCGAAAATACAACCACTCCCCGTCCTTGGGGCTACGCCTGATGGCGGCACCTGCCGTTCTGAGCGCGATAGAGGCTTCCCGGAAAAGACGACCGTTCTGCAACTGGGCAAACAGTCCCCGACAGTAGTACAGTTTCGTCGGATCCCCGAACTGAGTCCCGAAATAGAAAACGGGGGAGAGATCCGCAGATCCCACCATCCGACCCTGCTCCGCGGCAGCTTCCAACACTGGGCGGTAGGTCTCCGGTACCTCAAGGGCACCCTCCGCCGTCCGGCACTTCATGTAGAACTTGCGCAGTCCCGGCGGGCAAGAGACAAGGAAAGCGGATGCCTCCTCTGCCGTCACCGAGAACGTCAGGTGAGAACTCCAACGAGTGTCGGATCGATCCAGCATCCCCTCCTGCATGTGGGGACTTCGATCCTGCGTCCGATCCACATCCTGCATCAGATTTCGGCCAACATCCTCGTTCCCCGCCGCGCACAAAGGATTACGGGCAAGCCCCCGGAGCATGGTTTTGTCGGACAGCGATTCGAGCAGCTTCTTTTTCAACAGGTCTTGCGATGTCAATGCCGCCGCCTGCGGATGCACCTCCCCCAAAATGTCTAACCATGTAACGGAGCGGAGAAAACTTGTCTGCTGTACTACGAACTGCTCAACCTCTGGCATCGGACCTGTTTTGCTGTAGATGTCGTGGGCTGCTAACTCTATCCGTTTCAACAGATCCCTTCGGAAAGTAAGCGGCGATGACTCGAACTCCTTCATCGCGGCACTGTATCCAGAGCGTGTGTTGTAAACGATATCAGTCAGATGCTGCACCCCCTCCAACCCACAGGCTTGGAGAGCCACTCCATCTACGATCAAAGTGTTGTTTCGGATCTGCTCCAGCGCCTGAGACGAAACCGTCCCCTCCAACAGATCAACTGGTTTCAGATCCGGTCGGCTCAGCACCAGTACAAGAAGGGCTGTCTTGAGAGCCTCCAGGTATTTTTCAGTGTTCGCATTGGCAAACACCACCTGTCGTGCTTGCGAGAAATCTCCGATGTCCGTAGGGGAGGAACTCGCCCCAACCTCCAAAGGAGGTCCCGTCATCGCCTTGAACTCAGGTCGGAACTGGTATCTGAACTCCCCCGCTTTCGAGACAGAACGGGAACAGGTGGCAACGCGCACGTAAATCGTGGAAGCTGGACCGTCATCTACGATCCGAAGCGTGCCATCATCGTTTGTCTCAACATGTGCAGCATGGGGCATCGTTACTCCATCCAGCAGGATCGAGTAGTCCCCCGTCATCCAAGCGAAACCTGTGGAAACGGGAGACACATAGAACGTCCGCTGGAAAAAGTACGTACCTCCATCTGAGAGAAGATCGATCGGTACGGGCTGCTTGGACTGGCCGAGTGTCCCATACACTCGGGTAGCACCGTCTTTGATCGCCCCGTCAGACACTCCCCCGTTGTACGTCATCTCGGGAGGGATCGTGTCCAACATCTCAGCCCCTCCGTACAGCACGAAGGGCTGACCGCTGCTCAAGCGAACCTGTCCGTACTCACGAGGCTGTGCTTTAGCCGTTTGTCCCGGAACATCCTGTTTTGTCTGACTCCCCTGGGGTCTGTCGTAAACGATAGGAATCCCCTCCGGCAACGTGGAGACGGTCACAACAAACCCGCCTGGGGGGAGGGAGAGATTCGGCATGAACGGCTGATCTCTCATCCCCGGATCGATCTGCCATTTCACCAGTGCCAGGGGAGGCGGGGTATGCTCCAGCGTGAAAAACTTTCCGAGATCTCCAAACTGGATTGTGTCTGAAGCCGAACTGCCATACAGCACTTGAGTGATAACAGGAGTGGGGAGACCACTCGCCAAGCTGGGCACCTGTTTGAAATACGCGAGCAACTGGAGGACCGTCTGCACTAGTCGGAACCAGTCACTCAGATCTACAGAGGTATAGAAAAAGAGACTGAGCACTGAGGTCGAGGGAGACACGTCGGGGCGTGTCGGATCTGTTCGATCCGTCAAACGAGCGATCATTCGCCGCTCGTACTCCTGAAAACCCCCCTGTAGTTCTTTCGGATCCGAAAGCAGTTTCCAGTCCCCCGTCATGTAGACACCCAGTTGGCGGATGTCTCGAAGCATATTGTTCAGTTCATCGACGAGGGCCTGAACGATTGCCGCGATCGGGTCCAAAAACCCAACCAGGAATGTCTTCACGAAGTTCAAAGCGAGCAGTGCGATGTCCAGAACTGTCACGAGGAACTCGGCGAT